TGCTCAACAAGTTGCCTATCTGTACTACTGGTCAAAGTTCCCGTTGGAGAAACAATAGGAACACCATCAACAGTAACAGCAATCGTTGAATTATCTGGAAGTCTAGTTTTAGATTCACCAAATTTAGGCGATTTAGGGATCTTCTTTAGATGTCTTTGGGAAGCTGGTTCTAAGTTTGTATTCGGTCCAGATGCATTGATATCACCAATACTTCCAGAAACATCTGGGAATCCACTAGAAGAAACATAAACTGCTTCGTAATTTTCAAAAACTTGAGTGATGCCAGCAGCAACCCTATATCCAGAAGTCAAATAAGCATTACTCATTTGACCAGCAACATTTACCTCTCTGACCTGACCATCATTACCTGGGACATTTTGTCTCCAGTATGAGTTGAGGGGAATATCTTGACTCTTTCCAGAAAGACCTAACTCAAGAACATCACCCTCTTTTACAAAAAGTCCAGGGGATTCAATCTCAACGTCTTCAATTAGACCAGATGGTCTAAAAGATGCAAAATATCTTTCCTGAAGTGGATTTGTATCTGTGCTAGAGACAACATATAAGATGTTTGAACCATAGATAAACTTATTCTTTGTTACACCAGTAAAAGCGGCCGATGTACGAATTCCATAGAATTCAGTAGCAGTCTTTTCTTTGTATGAGAATGAGATCGGATCTCCAACAGCATTATTGATACCTTCAACATAGAACTCGCCATTGATTTCTGGGAATCCTACAGTTGAGTCAACAATAATTGATTGATTATTTGGACCAAACGTTGTTCTACTAATTGTTTGGTTTGTTGGTAAAAAGTTTCCAATAATTGACTCATTATTCAAGAAAATTCTATAAATGGTAACATTTCCAGATTTGATAGGAACAACCTTCTCAATGGAAGCAGTCGCTTCTTTGATACTCTCATCAAAACCATAAGTAATCTGTTTCAGAACCAAACCTGGCAGATCATCTATTGTTACGCCAGTATTGAATTTGATCAGAGATCCTTGAATGATCGTATCTTCAGACCAAGTTGATACTGAAGATTTGAGGAGCTGTTCATTTGGATATCTGACAAGAACTTTCTCATCATTGAACGCACTTCTGAATAAGAATCCAATTGCTGGACTTGTGCCCTTTGAAGTGTAAAAATCCTTGATATACTTCAGAATTGTTGGTACTGAAATATCAGAGTTCAGTCTTTCAATGGGAATACCCGAGAAATACTGACTCTTTAGACTTTTGAAAAGATTTGCTAGGAAAAGATGCGAAATATTGGTAACTTTCGTTCCAGATGCGAATGATGAGGTTTCTGTAGTGATAAATTCGCCATCATTCAAAAGATCACCAAGTTTTACTCTACCAGAAGATGCTCTTTTTGCTTGAGTTACTAATCCAGTCGCACTAATGCTTTTATATTGTACTACTTCTCTATTAGTACCATCATCAATCAGAAGAAGACCCTCTTGAGGAAATCTCTTATAAATTGGTTGACCATTCGAGTCTGAATTTATGCCGAGTTGAATATCAGTATCATTAGACGCTAGATTTGCACCCAAAGTTGTCTCAAGAATCAGACCATCTCTGTAAAAGTCCGAATCTTGATAACTTTGGATTTTTCTCAGAATATTAGAAGAAAAACCATCTACTTCTTGTGATTTGTAGTATTCTTTGAAGAAATCTACAAATACTGGATACTCCTGTCTAAAAAAGTCAGGTAACTGACTATCGACTAACTGAGAAATATTGATCATTCGTTTACGACTCCGCTAATACCTGAAGGTTACCTTTTTGTAGTGACAGAAAAACTTCTCTTTGAGCAAAAATATCTAATTGGGCAGGTCTTGCCGTTACTTTTACAATAGATCCAGCTTCACTGGTCTCTGTGATAATGATTGAATTCTTTTGACCTAAAAGAATCTCACCTTTAGAGTAATCTACAGTTCCAATTGGATCTCCAAGATATGTTTTGATTGAATTGTTCAAGTAATACGCCCTTACATTTTTGATTGTTCTGTTACTATTTACATAGTCACCAGAGAAGTCATCTTCAAGGAAAAATGTTTGGGTATAACCTTGAAGTTTGAATCCTGTAGAAGTTATGACTGGTGCATCAGTATCTACAATAAACGGATTTACATAACAGAGTTCATACGATGCTTTTGTATTCAGAATCGCTTTCAAATCTTTTCTCATCGTAACGGAAGTTACGTTTCTACTGATTGAGGAATCAGCATCATCGATAACACCTACTAATTTACTATATTTTAGTTTTCCACCAAATTTATTCAATGCTGTTGAAGCTTCATACAAATCAATCGCACTTTCTACCAAACTTCTGATTTCAGAAGAGGTTTTTGTGGTTGTCTGGGCATTATAATAAATTGTACTGTTTACTACAGGATATAATACTGATGGATCTACAATATCTGTAGAAAGGGACGCTACTTTATATTGCCTTAGTTTTTGAGTAATGAAGGTTTTTGTGCTAGCAGAAAGAATTTCACCTGATTTGGGTCGAATTACAATCTTTACTCTTCCATATTCTGGAGGACTTGCTTCTTCACCACCATAAGCGAAAATATCATCTACATTTGGATAAACAAATCGAACGATAGTGGCATAGTCTGCAACTGTTACTGCTCTATTTTGTGTTGCGTAGAATCTTGGTGCCTGAAACTTGATTGAGTCAATAGTTTCTGGTTGAGCACCACCTTCGGTTGTTGGTGCATTAGCAATGGTAACTGTTTGTGAAGTCGGAGTTACCAACAGATTATTTACAGCATTTCCAGAAAAGATGAAATTGCTATTACCCTGAATACCATTTGCATCTGCTCCACTAGAAACGATATAGGTAACTACGATTCTTGAACCGTTAGCAAGTTTTTCACCAATAACACCGTCACCAAAAACAATCTCGTATTTTTCATCTTCAATTTCTTGAACAAAGTATACTTTACTTTCAGAGTTGATTTGAGTAATATTTACTCCTCTTGTATATACGGTTTGTTCTGTTGACTGAGAATTTGGTTGAACTTTCACAATCAATGTATCAAGATCAATTCCAGTATTTGGAACAATAAACCTTTGATCGAGATTTGAGTAATCTACGTCAAAAGTTGTAGAAATATACGTACCCTCATATAATCTTACTGCAGTAAACGCTGCCGTTCCTCCCAATCCAGGACTTAGTGGGTCAATATAAGTGATTGGTGAAACGATATCAACAGGAGTTGATAAAGAGTAAGTTACTTTGTCTTTGACTGCATTGAAAACTGTTCCTGCCTTGATCGTAATTGAACCAGGAGAACTACCAATCAAACCACCAAATGTTGAAAATACATTGAAGTTGAAGAGAGCACTAGAAGACTTTGCAGATCTTGGAAGATAACCAAGATTTTTAGCATGTAGGACAACATTGTCTCTCAGGATAGAAGAATCCAGAAAAGACTCATTCGCGACCATGTTGGCAACGAATGATTGGTAATGGGTGTTATATGCAAGAAGATCTACGATGTTTGAAAGGGCAGAACCTTCAAAATCGTAGTCGGTAAAGTCTGTATTATTTCTGAGATAATCTTTCAATAAAGATTTGATATTCTCAAAATCTAATTCGGTAAGTTTAGTGTTTGCCATTATTACCTAGTGCTCTCTAAGTAGAATTCGATTTCTTGAGGGTTCGGTTGACCAATGATTTCAAATTCGATAGTAACATCGAATCTATTATTATCTGGGTCAGGGTTTACTCTAACCCTGTTCAAAATAACTCGCTTCTCATATTTTTTGATAGTTCTAGAAATCTCTTGAGAGATTCTAGCTGCTGTACCAAAATCTAGATTTTCAAAAAGCAGTTTTCTAATTCCTGTTCCAAGCTCTGGTTGAAATGGTCTTTCTCCAGGAGATGTAAGAATCAAGTGCTTTACAGCAGCTTTTATCGCTTGCTCATTTTTCTTGATGAGCAAATCACTAGTTTTAGGATGCTTTCCAAAACTAAATGCTAAGTCTTTGAATGATCTTGACAGTATGATAGGTTGCGCCATGAGGCACTATACAAAGTCGGGTTATATTTATTTAGTTTACTATTCAGACCATCTTTCTACAAAATCATCGAATCCGCCCTGACCCCCACATGGTCTAGAAAGTCTATCCTCTGGTGGTCTAGCAGCTGCTCGCTTTTTGTTCTGTTCGTGGATTTTCAACCACTTTTCTGACTCAACTTCGGTAATTAGAGTCATTCCAGATTCCATAAACATGTCGCCTTTGTCTACAGAACCGTCTAAATGTTGTGGATGTGACATTTTTACTCCTGATTTAGTGAATCAGAACTTTTTTCGGGGTTGCTATCCCGTTCTTTTGCTGTTTTCCAAAAATATTCGTCTTCACGACCCATTCCAAGACGATCAAAACCATTCTCAACTGAGTAATATTGGGTTGAAACCTTGAAATCGGGCATTTTGGGGGTTTCTGGAGTCAAACTATTGTCAAAAATGCGTAATCTGTTGTTTGGATACAGTGCATATTGACCATTTTCAAGTTCAATTAGGTTATGTGACTTGTGTTCAGCGGGATTTTCGCTTGTTGCATAGTCAACTACATCTGGATCTTGGTGATAATTGTCCAAAGTACATACATAAGTACCTTTTTGAATGCCATGATCGCGTGTGTAGCACTCAAAATCCATTGAACCAATGAATTGTTTAGTAACAGAGACTACACCATAGTCCATACAGTTCCAAAATTGAAGATTTGGAAGATTCATGTCTGGATCTGGAGTCACAGGTTTGGACAAAAAGGCACTAATTGGTAATTTGTCATACATTGCAGCATATTCTGGTAAATATGTCTCAAAATAAAAAGCGCGTCCAGGCATCGACTTAGCCGACACCCAGACGCCTTTGACAAACTCACCATGACCAAACTGATGATCAGTAAGATATTCTTTGCGAACCCATACTTCTACTGATGGTAAGTTAGTAACTAGACAACTCATCTCACAAGGGGTTTCTTTTATTTATCCCTTGCCTTGACCTCGACTACGCTTACGAGCAGCATTACGACTTGTAGCAGCATATTTGGTATGCTTTCCCGATCCCTGACGAGTTTTCTTGGGAGGACCAGGCTGCCATTCAGACTTCAGAAAAGATTTGACTTTTGCCATTAGATCAAATTGATTACGGATTCATTATAAAGCATGGAGAGAGTCGTGTCAACCCTCTCTGCTGATATCGAAGGAGTTACAGAAGTCTCCATTTGGAGGAGACTGTGTTCCAGAAGAAGTGCCATTAGATGCCCAACCATAAGGAGAAGGTGATCTATATGTACCAGGGATGTACTTGAATGCTCCAATTGTTGCTGTACCATCACCTGCAATGACAGAACTGTTTCCATCATAAATGACATTACCTGCCCAAAGTATAACAAGTTGACGTACACCTGATGTTGGTGTGCTCTCTGGTCCACCAGATCTTGTATACCAACCATAATCGGGTCTATTGGACATAAGAACTGGATATTCTGCAATACCTCCTTGTGCAGTATATGGTCCTTCGATTGCAGACTCAATAACAATTCTAGAGTTTGGATTACCACCAGATCCTTGGTTATCATCCTGATTGTCAGATGAGACTCCAGTGACGCCAGAAACAATAGTGGAGTGAATATAACCTGATCCACCGCCACCACCAGATGCATTACGGGTGGAGTTACCATTATCGTTACCGCCGCCGCCTCCGCCGCCGCCGTACCATCCACCACCACCGCCTCCGCCGCCTCCAGCGTTGGGGTATCCATTCTGCTGACCATCGCCGCCACGACCACCTTGTAGTCCACTACCAGCACTACCGCCAGCACCACCACCATTACCACCAGAGGACTGAGTACCAGCACCACCTCCAGTAGATCCGATTTGGGTATCACTGGAAGATGTACCTCCACTGCCACTCTGACCGCCTCCAGTGCCGCCAGGAGACGACCCATGACCAAATCCAGTACCACCAGCACCACCAGCGATCATAAGGGCATTAGACTGCGATGCAGAGGTTCCTGTGAAAAGACCTGCATATCCACCACCCCTACTGTTACTGACCCATCCATATGATGTACCAGCATCACCACCACCAGTATCAACTTGTGCTAGGTAATTTTGGTTTTGTACAAAGTTATAAGATCCTGTTGAATAACCTGCTCTGATACCATTTCTACCTTCTCCCCACATCCAAATACGACGACTCTGATCCTGATAAGGAATCAAAGTAAAGTCTCTTGTACTGAAATTATGAGCATCAATGATCAATGGACCATGTACAGCAAAGATCCAGTTGTTGACAGTTTCGTTCGTAAGTCCTGATGTGATGGCAGGAGAAACATACATGTCATAATCATAAGTAATGATTGTTGCAATCTCAGAGAATACAGGAGCAGCAGCATTGACATTAGTAACCTTACAACGATAAGAGTCACCACTGTCTGCTGCTGAATTCAATGCTGCTGTTGTATATGTCGCAGAATTAGCGCCAGAAACATCATTGAAGATCTGTTCATTCAATTCTCGCTTCTGCCACTGGTAAACTAACGTACCAGGAACATCCAACGTTGCTGTGACATTGAATGTTGCTGTGGATCCATTGACACCTGTAACGTCATTAGGATTGACTGTAATCGTGATGTTTGCAGGTGTGACAGTCAGAGTTGCTGAATTTGATATTTTTTCTTGATTGTATATTGAACTAATCTTACAACGGAATACTCTACCGTCATCATCAACATAAGATGTGTTTGCAATCACCAGAGACGTTCCTGTCTCTCCTGGCATATCTACAAACGTGTTGAACTGGTTTCTTTCTTGCCACTGATAAGAAATTGCTGATCCATCACTAATTGTTGCTACTACATTGAATGTAGCAGTATTTGTTGCCTGAACTGTAACATCATCAGGATTTGCCGTTGCAGGATTGAACTCCATGACTGCCCATGTGCCAATCTCAGTATCAAAACGTAGTTCTTTACTCCAATCAGTAGATATACATTCTGTCAATGTAAATACAAACTTACCACTATGCTTTGGTGCTTTTGTAACTGTAAATGTTCTTGCATTCAAATCTACAGTTCTGACCAATACATCATTATCAAATGCTGCACCACCCACAAACCCTTTGAGAGTTCGTAGATAGTCAATTCTCATGCCTGGTTCAATATCAAAGATTAGTTCTCTGCCATATGTAAGAACATCACCCGTTACAGGATCTTGATAACCTAAGAGATTAACGGTTGTAGAACCACGATTGATAATTGCAACAATTTCAATTTTCCTCGCATTTGGTGCATCAACATTTGTGTGGTACTTCGCATGGACCCAATATTCTTTGTTTTGCTCCAGAACATCCTCTACATTGAAAGAGAGCTTCTTGCGATGCTCCACACTTACGTCCTGATAATAAACAACATCAGGAGGATTATTATTCCTCCCAAACATAAAAGTCTTTGAGATCTCCCAAGAGGTCGCTATATGATTCTTCTCAGTAACTCCCTCAAGTTCAGTGATCTGCAGATCGCTTGGGAGGTTGAACTTATATGGCGTCTTCGACATTATCCAATTTCTAATGCAGGTGCTGCAGGTGCTGAAGTAAATACTGGTGCTCCACCCGCAAAACAATTAGGGGATCCCTTGGCTACTGCGGTACATGTAGCATCACTCACACGCCCACCACCAACACCATTGACAATGACTGTCCGTGATCCGATAGTAATCGGTGCAGCATGTGTCGGACAGGGACTGCCAGGAAGTAGGTGAGCAGTATTATTATCACCCTGTCTACTCCATGGTATATTATTGATAAACACATCAGCTGATCCCTTTGCTCTGACCATGCCAGAACAATGAGGAACATCTGCGTCTCCAATTCTAGTAATT